TGAAGGATGTTGACATTTTAGCAATTACAACACACGGATGATCTAGTGAATTATTGAAGTTAGTGTTATTAGATTCACCTACTGGAATTGCTACATATTTACCATTGCAAGGAAGTATCAATGAAATAGAAATAATTCTATTAATATCTTTTCCGTCTGCTATATGTCCCCATTGGTTCTATGGCAATAACTCAATGGCCTTTCGTAACTCACGCAATTCTTTATGCGTGTAGACTTTGGTTGTAATATCTCCATGTTTATGCCCAAGAATAGCACGAGTTGCAGTAGGTGATGCGCCGTATTTATCTAATAGGGTAGCTACTGTATGACGGCAGTCATGCGTTGAATGGGAACAGTTGATTGAAGTCATTACTAATTTAAATTTCTTACTGAATCGAGCATAAGAGATAGGTAGTATCTTATCTGATGAATTGTGATACAAGGTTGTAACTATTGGAAATATGCGACTATGAATGGGAATTAAGCGATTACGGCCAGCATCAGTTTTAGATAGACGTACTATAAGACATTTAGTGCGGAGGTTAATATCGTTCTTACGTAACGATAGCAATTCACCGCATCGCATACCTGTATATAAGAGTATTAGAATACCATAAGTATCGGTAGTATCAAGGCTCCATAATCGATTAATCTGTTGGCGAGTAAAGGGTCGGTGAGGATAAACGCTAACATCGTGACCAAGGTTAAGAAAAGGGGTGTAATCCTTAATATCGATGTCATTAACAATTGCATACTTTGATAATAATGAGAGTAATGTGCGTACCTTTTTAGCAGATGCATAAGAAAGGCCGTTATTTCTCATGTTATCAATCACACATTGCATATCAGAATATTTGATTAAGTTAATAGGAATATTAGCAATCGATTGAATATGTTCATAGGCAATGCGATACGATTCAATAGCTGATTTACTCACGATTCCAAAGCGAGTAGGCAGCCATTTTTCGTACAAACTTTTAAGCGTTTCAACGCACGCACTTTTGCGGTGCATACGGAGATACGCATTTCTTGGGTAGTGCTTAACAGTACTATTCATATGTTTCTCCTATTAATAACGAAAGGATAAAAGAAATGAACAATTATATTCATGTCCTTGATGCAGATGGACGTCGAATTACGTCCATCGTAGATAATATGATAGTACCTATCGGTGAAGAGGCTTTGCTTGAGCAAGCTAAAGAGCAATATCCTGATGCTGCTCAATATATATATGGCGGAGATACCATGTTAGATGCTTTTCTCGATGGAAAAGTTTATAAAAACGGCATATTCGAAGACGCACCAGTAATTGAATACATCCCAACAAAAGAAGAAAAAATAAACGCCATAAAAGACGAATATGAACCACGATTTAAAACACTCGAAGAGGCTCAACGCCGATTGCTACTTATGGGGAAACCTACTAATGCAATTAGTGCACAATATATCAAGTTGAATAGCGAAATGGTAGCACGAATCAAGGAGGTGCAATAATATGCCTAAATATATCGGTGATAGTAAAGTTCCTGTAATGGAATTCTGTGAGTACTGTTGGGAAGTTCTTAATGATGATGGCACGTGTCCAACTGTAGGATGCGTGCATAATGATTTACTCTCTTTAAACGAAAGCGAAACCGAACCAACGAAAGGAGAATAGATGCAAGAAGTAGTTACTTTTATTAGTGAAGCGTGGAAGACCTTATCCGAGTCGTTTGCCATTAAAGCTGTACTTGCAATTATTGCTGAAGTAGCAATATATATTCTCGGTTTAAAACACATTCAGGTATTAGGTATATTTATTATCCTAGTATTTCTTGATTTAATTACTCGTTGGTCGGCTATTAGCTATACAATGCTAATTGATATGGGCGCTAATCCTGATAATATAAGCAGTTGGGATAAATATGTTGCTATTCCTGCAGCATGGGGCAAAGGGTTAATATCATCTAAACATATGCGGAAGCCCTTTGTAACAAAGGTATTAACCTATTGCCTAGCTACTGGTGCCGCTTGGTGTTTTGATTACATGGCAGGTCAATACGCTTTCGCTGTAAATCTAGTGTGGTTATATCTCGGATCCGTAGAGTTTTTATCTATTTTGGAAAATATGCGAGATGGAGGGAATACAGCTATAGCAGGACTGCTCGATGTAGTACATGCCAAGGTAGATTTGATTTTAAAAAAATAATATCGCACTGTTTTGGTTGCTACGTTCATATATTAGAAACGTAGCTTTTTATATTTGAAAGAGGTGTACTTATGAAAGTAGGAACTTATTTTGATGATTATGAATTTGCATGCAAATGCGGCCGTCATGGATATGATAGCGACGGACACCCTATTCTCGACCATGTGATTGATAAAAGGCTCGTTGATGTATTGGACGCTATCCGTGAACGTATTGGACAGCCTATTGAAGTATTAAGTGGATATCGTTGCCTTGAACATAACGCAGAAGTTGGCGGTGTTCCTAACTCTCAACATGTTGAAGGTACGGCTGCCGATATCACATATGATGGCATTGATGTTGATTACCTTGCACAAGTAGCTGAGGAATGTGGTGCCGACGGTATTGGACGATATTATAATCAAGATTTCGTTCATGTTGATGTGAGGGGCTGGGCCGCTCGTTGGACAGACCAAGATTAATATAGGGGGCGTGTGATGTATGAAGTTATCAAGAACAAAATTGTACATGCGATTACTATTCGGCGCGTTGTTTATGGTGCTATTGGCATTTTGCTCGTCTATCTCATTGGCAGCCTCGCCAGCGGATACTTTGAAACAAGAGCCGACTATAAACGTACCTTTGAGCAGTTGGAACGAACTCAAAGGGCGCTTGACGAAAGCAGAAAACTCAATCAACAACTCAAAGCAAGCATTGCAGCAAGCCAACAACTTAACAGCGACGCAGGGCGACGAATTGAGCAAGCTCAAAACTATCAACAACAAACAGGGGCAGGAATTGAGCGACTTGAAAGCAATCAACGAGAAACAGGCGAAAGAGTTGGCGAAAGCCTCGAACATCTCGACGCAGCAAGAGGAGAGATTGAAAGAGGTCTCGAACTCATTGGAAGAATTGAGAGAGCAAATCAAACGCAACAAACGAACTGAGCAACGCCTTAAACGTCAACGTACAATATGGGGCGTAGTGGCTGGCGTGGTTACAGTTGCGGCGGCTGTTAAATAATATGGAGGTGATCCTATATCTCCTTACTATGTGAAGGTGGACACATAGGAACAGTCAAATGTTGGTTGATTGTTGAAATTCAAAAGATTGTCAAAAGATTGTCAAAAGATTATAAGGCCTATTGTGCTAGTATTTATCGGTACTAACACGGTAGGCCTTATTTTTTTGCGCCTATTTTTTAATAACCGGTTGCCTTTAACTTGAATAAGTTATATAATGTAATCAAGATAAAGGTTACATATTAAGGAGGTAACGAAGATGGCAACAAAAAGAATTCCAGTACAAATTATTACATTGGCAGTGGCTAAACAGTTAACAACAAACAACCCAAATTATGAAGTTATAACTGATTTAATAGCTAAAATCGAACACTAGGAAAGACTTTCAATGCTAAAAGTTAAACTATTAAAACTCTATGATAGACTAGCTGAAATAGATGCTGAATTAGATTATTAAAAGTAAAGGAGTTAATAAAATGACACTAGATGAATTAAACCGAATTATTATTGCACAAAATCAACATATAGCAATAGATAAGCATAGAACATGTTATGAATGTTATAACATTCATACAAACAGACTGATAGCTGCTGCTACAACGATCGATGAACTAAAAGAAACATTAATTAATATGGATGTAATTAGAGGATAAGGAGTACAATATGAAAATTTCAGCTGAAACATCGATTTATATTGCATTAAAAGTAATTAAGGAATTTGAAAACACATTAAAAGGAAAAAAGCGTGAATTACTTAAAGAATTAACATCAAATGAAGTAAAATTACTTGATGAAATCAAATATAATTGCATTATCACATCAAATCTTACTGCTAGTTCAGTATTAAGTACATTGATTGGAGGTATTACCAAAACCATCAAAACACAAGTCGGCAATTTAACTCAAAACGAAAATATTATTCTTATGCGATTGGTAAATAGTAACTTTTATGTAGCCTTACGATTAGCTATTGATGAACAATGTAAAGATTTAGAAATTTAATATATAACCCCTCTTGTACAAGCTACAAGAGGGGAATATTAGACCAGGAGGGATATTATGTTAAAAGTAATTAATTTGAACGGATACAAACCTAGATTATTATGTAAAGTTGATACCTATGCTGAAGCGTGGGAGGCAATTTACGAAAATGAAATGAAAGAATCCCCTTGTATTTGTAAGAATACCAAAGACCAATGGGATGAGTGGGATACAGTAGATGAGATATACCCTAATTTTACATGGCCCGCTAATACTAATTATGTATGGACCGCAGACTGGATAGCAGAACCAGTTGTGGATCCTAACGAATACAACGAACAAAGCGTAAATGATTTGATAGACGATTTAATGTTGCATTATGAAATTGAAGTGTGCTAGTGGCTTTACTATTGAACGTGTATAATATATCTAACATAGTAATAACTTGGAGGGTATTTTATGGATAATAAACGAAACTGGGGCGGAGCTCGAAAAGGCGCAGGTGCTCCTGTAACAGTAAAACCCAATGACAAGAGAAAGCAACGAGCTATATCATTGAGTGATACAGAATATAAGGAGTTGAAACGCATAGCAGATATAAACGGAATGTCTATATCTCAACTAATAAGAGAAGCCTTTGACCTTTAACGGCAAAAATACGGCAAAAACCTATTTTAAAAATAAGTAACTATATTAATTTTCAAATATCATTATTTCGTAAAAATCTGATTATATATAAGAAGTTATAAATATTTGATTGTATCAATGTTTGAATAGTATAATTATATAGTTATGAAATAGTATCGTTAAGGAATGGGGATTCATGGGGGACTATAATTATAAATTGGATGTATTC